GCGCTCCATCTGCTCGGCTGGCATCGACTGGCGCTGCTCCACTTCTACCGCTTTACTGCACTGATGGCAGAAAACGCGCTCATCTTCCACGAATTTCTCTAATTGTGGATAACCTGTGGATAACTGCGTAACTTGTTGGACCATTGCTTTTCTCCAAAAAGGGTGAAAAGTAAACCGGTATGGACAAAGGAAATCTACCGGTTTACCGCTTTACTTTTCACTGTACCAAAACTGACCAGATTGGCCTGTGGACAAGTGGGTCTAAAGACCCCCACTTGTACCAACAGACCTGCCTTTATCTAAACCGGTATACCGCTTTACTACCGGTTTACTACCGGTTTACCGGTTTACTTTATTTGAACCCATCCAGAGCTTACTTGGTCCAATGCAAAGCGCTGGAAAATGGCACTGCTCACGGCCTTTCTCGCATAGCTTTGGTCGGCCATTGGCACGGCCTGATAGATGTCAGACCACTCCAGCTGGTGCATCGATGCCATCTCCTTTGGCACTGATGGCCGGCCACTGCCTCTGCGCATGATGACCGCGCCTTTGGCATTGATGATGGACTGGACAAAGTTGCAGGCAGCGTCTGCGGCATCTTGGACCTGTTGCTGTCTTTTGTCGTTCTGCCGGTCGTTGGCTGCCTGCCTTCGGTCTTCTTCCGAGGACATGGCTGGCACGACCAAGAGGACCATCTGCTCTTGGATATCGCCATCTTCATCAAGGACAGTGTCGGCAAAGACATCTGACTGGAATTTGATCTCTCTGAAGTTGGGCTGGTAGCGGGTCTTGACCAGTCGCATATAACGGGTCTTGGTCTCGTCTTCAAAGAGAACACCGGTCAGGGTTGCATCACCGGTGAATGCAGAAGCTCCACGGGCAGTGGCATCTGAGTCGGCCTTAGAGATGGTCTTATTTGTGTGTGTGATGATGCAGACTGGCGTGTCCAGCTGGATGTAGATGGTCTGCTTTAGGGCTGCAATGAAACTACCGACCTCTGAGTTGTCATTCTCATTATCAATATCCATTGTGGCGTTGGCAGTATCAAGAACTAATAATGGCCGGACATTATCTATTGTGTGGTGAATCACATTATGTGCAAGCATGAGTAAGTCTTTAACTTGGCTTCTCTTGGCATCGATAATGACAAACCAATAGGAGAGTTCACTGGCACTAATCCCATAATGGCGTGAATATCCGGTGAGTGTGCGCTCGACCTGGTCAGAGTCTTCAGTCACTATGATTGTTTTTCTCTTTTTGGTGGCAGTGAGTTCGCAGTCCTTGGCCTGTAGTCCGGCCATGACCATGCATAGAGATATGACCGCTGTGGTCTTGCCAATGCCAGGCTGACCGGCCAGCACCATAAAGGAATGCGCCCAGAAGCCTTTGACCATGTAGCGGATAGGTTTGATCTGGCCAATAGATAGAGTTCGCTCTGGCCAGCCTTTGGCCTCTTCTGGCGCATCTTGGGCCACTGGTGCTTGGGCCTGACTGATCACCGCGGCAAAGTCTTGCACCGCTGAGTTGCGCTCGGTCTGCTTGGTGGGCGGCTCATAGCCGCAGTCCTTGGCGTGCTTGAAGAGTGTGCCAATGCCAACACCCTTGCCTTGATGAAAGCTCTTCCAGTGGGTCTCTATGTCCTTGGTCCCTTGGAATTTGTTGCCGGCCATGGACCAAGTCATCCATGGGCCTAATCCCGCCTCGCCAAACTCTGTATGCAGCGCTTGGCCCAGCTCAATCCACTGGTCATAGTCGCAGTCTGGGCTGATATGGTGCAAAGCCTTGACTGCGCGATCAAGGTCGCTGTCATCCAGCCTTGAGCCTAATTGCGTGAAGTCAAATGATTGTGATGGTGGTGCAGTTGGCTTTGGCTCTTGGAGCTGGTGCTGCTCAATGATGCCCCAGTCTTGGAGCAATGCATAAAGGTCCACGGCCTCTTGGAATTCACCGACCACCGAATTGCCACTGAGTAACACTGACTTGCCGGCAGAGTTTGGCAGGCCAAATACTTCGAGTTCCTGACCACCTCCTAGCTTGTACTTAGGCAGCACCTGGTCAGATTCTTTGGGTGGTGAGACCCATAAGAAGACATGACGGCCACGGCCTGAGACAGAGACCTCGGTCAGCATCTTGTTTTGCTTGACGTACTTGGCCATGCGCTGGATGGCCACGTTGGTGGGGCCACTAGCGTGCTTCATGTCCACATCAAGGCAAACCAAATAGTTCCCTGATGCGCTGATGATGGGGCGCTGCTGGACTAGGCCAAGGTACTGGCCATGAGGGCATGACTCCATGGCCCAAACGTCTTCAGCGTTGTAGAGGTCAGTGGGGTCTGTATCACGGGCCACACCTTGGCCAGACCGCTTGTACGGGATTTTCTTTGAGCCTTGCAGGGCAAAGGTGCAGAAGACTGCATCTGGGGCGACAGCGCCAATCTTGCAGGCCACTTGCTGGGACTGGCTGAATGTATCTGGCAGGGGTGTTTCAGTTAAGATGGTCACTGAAATTCCTTTAGTTAGGGGTTTCATTTGTTAGTTGCCATGAGAGTTGAACTTTTGACCTGGTAGTGTTTACGCGCTATCAGGTCTTTTCTTTTGGCATGAGGTTTGGATTCTATTCTTTCGCCCTGACTAGGCTTGGAGCAGCAACCTTCTCACCGACTAGGTTTTCGGATATCTCGATGCCAAGTTTTGAGACAGCACTGGGGCTTTTCAGTTCCCATGCGATCAGCATATCTTTGAATGCTTCTTGGACCAGCGCCTCATCCTTCCAAAACTTTGTCTTGCGGCCCATGCGCATGGTCCAGCCTTGGATCGATTTGCCATTGGTCAACTGCTCTTTGGCGGCAGCCTGCACTGCATCGGCCCATGCGGCCACCAGAGCTGCGTCATCGAGCATCTCAGGGGTGACAGTCATGTCAGGCATGAAATCAAGCCTAGCGGCTATCTGAACCTTCTCACGCATACTTGGGCAAATGGTCTTGGCCTTGCAGTACCGGCAGGCATCTGGGCTTGGATGGGTTGGCGCATCGCTTGTAAGCGCCAGCTCGGCTGCCTCTAGCAAGCGCCTGCCGTGTAGCTCTAATCGGTTGCCAGACACTGTCCACTTGCTGTGGCCGACCCGCGGCTGGTAGATGTGCATGGTGCATTCGATGGTGTTTGGCGCTTTGAGCTGACGCATTGCACCAAGGGCATAGGTCAAGAGCTGCTTGTTGTCCTCGGCCTCCACGGCCACCCTTCCCGTTTTTAAATCTATTACGTGTAAATGATTGCCATCGACAAGAACAGCATCAGCCGTGCCACCCAGTGCTGGGTGCAGGGACTTCAAGCCTTCATCTAGGTTGACCTCAATCAGCTTTTTCCTCGGATTCTCGACCAGAGTGTTAACAAAGTCTGCATAGCCTTGGGCCATGGCCACATGGTCAGGATCAGTTCCGGCTGGTATTTCACCATTGCGCAGAATGATCTCAGACAGTTCATGGATCGCTGTGCCAATGGCAGCGGCTTCACCGGCTGGCTCGTAAGGCATGAGGGATTCAAGCCGGTATGAGCCTGGGCAAGACATGAATCTGTCTGTGCGGGATGCTGAGAGTCGGGCGTGTTTTCGGGTTTCATGTTGCATGGTTTCTCCAGTTGGTTAAATGATTTGATTGACGACATTGAGCTTTTTTAGGACCTTGGCCAAGACATTGTGGTCCAGGCTTGCTTTGATGGTCAGAATGTAGATGATGGGTGGAATGCCGGACTTGTTGATGTTTTCCACTCGGCTTGATGCCTGCTCCAGTGCCGAGGTGGACCAAGTGCATTCGACAAAGACAATGGTGTCGGCAGCGGAGAGGTCCACACCCTCGGACATGGCGGCAATGTTGCCAATGATGCACAGGGTCTTGCCGGCTTGGAAATCTGCAATGGCCTTGTCGCGCTTGGCCCTTGATGTGTCACCCACCACAATCACGGGCTTGTGGGTTTTGAGTTCATCTTGCAGGGCTTGGACCACATCCTTGTGGTGCGCAAAGACCACCACCGGCTCATTAGCCTGGAGCAAATCATCGATGAATTCACTGGCGGCCTTCACTTTGCGCATACCGGCCTCGCGCATGATCTCGGCCAAGCCCTCAAAGGCGAGCAAGGCGTTGGGGTTTGCCATCAAGGCATCGGCATCAAAGGCTTGCTCTCGCTTGTCATTGGCCAGATCAAAGGTGATCAGTGAGACCTGTGGGTCTTTGTAGTCTTTAAAGATGTTTTCTTTTTTGCGTCTCAGGACATGGGGCCGCATAAGTTCTTTGAGTTCTGGCAAATTTGACGCGCCACTGGTGTCTAGGCCCCATGGCGCGTTCCACATCTTGGCGTAACGGGCTGCAAAGTCAAACCAGCCGCCTCTGTAGATGCCAAGGCCGTGCAGGATGGGCCACAGCTCGATGGGCCTGTTTGGGATTGGCGTGCCACTAAGTGCATAGACATGGCCAATTTTTTTCATGGCCAGCATGGCGGCCTTAGTTCTCTGGGCTTTTGGATTCTTGATCCTGTGGCACTCATCGAGAACTAGGGTCTTATATCTGTCAACGTGTGTTACACCATACTGCAAAACATCGTAGTTGATGATGGTGATATCTGCTGAATTTACCTCTGAAGCCTCACGTTTCCCATTGACCACATGGACCGAGATGTTGGGGGCCAGCTTGCTGAAAGCAGCCTCCCAAACTGTCTTGGCAATGGCAGGGCAAACGATCAGGGCTGGGAGGTTTTCGAGAGCTGCTGCTGCTGTGGGTAGCGTCTTACCAACACGGGGCTGGTCGGCCAGTATGGCCCTGCGCCTAGAGAGCAAGAAGAGCTTGGCTTCCTGCTGGTGTGGGAATAACTGCATTTTCGGTTTCCTCGTTTTAACTTGCAGGCATCTTAACTGACATTTGTGCTAAAGTGCAATTTCTGCAAACGCAGAAAACGATAAATCGTTAAAACTTGTAAACCCTTAAAAGGAAAAACCATGACAAAAGTCGTAACCGGAAGAGTTCGCTTCTCTTATTTCTCAGCACTGACTGCTCGTAAGAATGAGATGAACGGCAAAGAAGAGTTCTCCACCCAGGTGCTGGTCCCAAAGACTGACACTGACACTGTGGCCCAGTTAAAGGCCGCAGCCAAAGAGGCACTGACTGCCAAGTTTGGAGAAAAAATCCCAAAGACTGTTCGCAATCCCTTGCGTGATGGCGACACTGAGGTGAAATCTGATGGCTCGCCATTAAGCGCTGAATACGCTGGCCACTTCTTTTTCAACACCAAGTCAACGGCCAAGCCTGGTGCAGTAGATGCCCATGGCCACGACATCTTAGGCAGCCAAGACATTGTCTCTGGCGACTATGGCCGAGTGGCGGTCAATGCCTATGCGTATGACCAGGCCGGCAACAAGGGTGTGTCGTTTGGGTTGAACAACATCATGCTCTTGGAAAAGGGTGAGTCATTGGGCGGTAGCAAACCCAGTGCGGCTGCTGACTTTGGCATCTCGCCAAAGAAAGCCAGCGCACCAGCTGCTGCCTCAATCGACAATGACTGGTGATTCTTGAATCAATTTATTGAGCGCAATGTTCAATTGATTGACTGATGTCCACAGAGGCTCCACAGTTCCAGACAGCCACCGGCTGACTTGGGACTGCTGGATGCCAGCGGCTTCGCACACCGCAGCCATGGTGATCTTGTGAGCCTTGGCCCTTGCCCTGATAGTGTGAATTGATTCCATGGGCGCATTCTAATTGCGCTTTATGTATAAAAACAACAGATAAAAATAATTCTTGCAACATAATTAAATTATGTCTTAGACTGTTACTCTCATTCACTTAAACGAAAGAAACCGATGAAACAGAAAATCATTACTACCCTGATCGAATGGACCTTGGCCATCATCATCTTTGGTGGCATTGGCGTGATGCTGGCTTGGAGGGGTTGACATGAAAAACGAACGAGCATTTCCGTGGTGTGGCGATCTAAATGATTGCCCAACAATAAATCTTGGCATGACCTTGCGTGATTACTTTGCGGCTAAGGCTATGCAAGAATTTATTCGCATAGATTCTGAAACAACATTTTTTGGAATGCCACATCCAGATGCAAATCTAAAATGTTCAATCAATGCTTACGCTATGGCAGACGCAATGTTGAAAGCGAGACAAGCATGAACTACGGCCCAACACCCAGCTGCCCCAAAGACTTGTACCAGTTCGACTGCTCAGTTGAAGACGTTGATCTGGTCTGCTTCTTAGACTACAGCCCAGAAGAGAAAGGCTCGACAGATTACACTGCCTTGCCTTATGAGCCTGACTATGATGAGTGCATGACCCTCAATAACGCATACATCGCTGGCACTGATGTGGACATTGCCCACATGATTTTGCAATCCATGGTGGACCACATTGAGGTGACTGCTTTGGATAAATATAAGGAAAACACGCCATGAAGTTCGGCTCTGTTTGCTCCGGCATTGAGGCGGCCTCTGTGGCTTGGCATCCCCTTGGATGGACAGCTGCATGGTTGTCTGAGATTGAGCCGTTTCCCTGTGCAGTCTTGAAGCACCATTACCCTGACGTTCCCAATCATGGGGACATGACACTTTTGCCAGAGAAGATTCTGTCTGGCCAAGTTGAAGCCCCAGACTTGTTTTGTGGTGGCACACCATGCCAAGCCTTCTCTGTGGCTGGCCTTCGCAATTCTCTGGATGATGCCAGAGGCAATCTTTCACTCACATTCGTAGGAATAGCAAATGCAATTGACCATGTTCGATCTCTTCGAGGAGATTCTCCAGCAATCGTCTTCTGGGAAAACGTGCCAGGAGTCCTCAACACCAAAGACAATGCATTCGGCTGCTTTCTTGGAGCGCTTGCCGGTGAAAGTGATCCGATCACAGCACCAGGGGAGAGATGGTCAAACGCTGGTTGTGTGTTTGGTCCCCAAAGAACAGTCGCGTGGCGAGTCCTCGATGCCCAATATTTCGGAGTGGCCCAACGCAGGAGACGTGTGTTCGTTGTCGCAAGTTCTAGAGACGACATCAATCCCACAGAGATTCTTTTTGAGTTCGAGGGCGTGCGCAGGGATACTGCGCCGAGCAGAAAAGAGGGGAAAGTCACTCCCACCATCTCTTCAAGCGGCACTGGAGTCAGTCGTGTCGGGTTTAACTGTGAAGACGAATGGTTTATAGAAACACCAGTTGTAGGTGCTTTAGACACCGAATGCGGTGGCAAGAAGATGAATCATCAGACTGTGGACAGTGGCCATATTGTGGCCGCCAGAATGGTTGCCTTTGGTGAATATTCAATTGATGACACGGCAAGCGCCATGAAAGCCAGAGACTGGAAAGATGAGACTGATTTGGTGGCCCAACCTGTGGCTGTGTATGAAAATCATCCTAGCGATAGCAGAGTAAAAGAATTAGGAGATGTTAGCTCTACTGTTAGAGCGAGATGGGGGACTGGCGGTGGTAATGCTCCAATGGTTTCACAGCCTGCTTACGCAATCCAAGGAAGCATGATTGGCAGAAACGACAACGCAGGGCCGCAGGGTGATGGTATCAATGAAGAGGTTTGCTTTACGCAAAATACGATTGATCGTCATGCGGTGGCGCAACCAGTTTATTCATTTATTCAAGCATCGGCGCAAAAAAAGTCCACAAATTCCGTCATAGAAGGGCTGTCTAACACTTTGACGGCAAGGGCAGAAAACAACAATTTTTTAGGTGGCGCATCTATGGCTGTACGCAGACTAACACCCACAGAGTGTGAGCGTTTGCAAGGGTTTCCTGATGGGTACACCAACATTCCTTGGCGCGGAAAAGTTGAGTCACCTGATGGGCCAAGGTATAAAGCGCTTGGTAACAGTTGGGCTGTGCCAGTTGTGGCATGGATTGGTCAACGCATACAGAATCAAATCAAATGAACCAAGACCTACCACCCGCCATCGATGCCTGCCTTGACCTGGTCAATGACTTACTTCACCCAGAAGTCTTTGGCCACTCAGTACCAGCTGAAGTCAAAACCCGTGCATTCGTGGTCAGGGCCATGCTGGAGCGCTTAAAAGCCAGAATGGAGACCAGCACATGGCCAGAGGCTTAAAACCCCGTGTAGAGCCTGCCATCGAGGCAGCGCTTCAAAAGAAAGGGAACCTCTCTGACCTTGACTTGGCCAAGCTGTGCTTTTGTGCCAGGCGCAGTGCTGCGAGGATTCTGTTTGACCTTCACCGCCATGAGCTGGTATATATCAGCGGCTACACCAGAGTGAGCGCCAATGGCCAGTGGCGGCCTCTGTGGTCATGGGGTGATGGGGAAGATGCCATTGCCCCTGGTCCCGTGCCAGGCTCAGAGCGCATCAAAAAATACAGAGAGAAAATGTCAGCCGATGACAAAGACTTTGGCTTGGCCAGACGCAGGCAGAAGAGACGGGTGGTGAAACGCGACCCACTTGTGGCCGCATTTTTTGGGGGAATCGTATGAAAATAGTTTTAGACGTTCAGCTGTCTAGTTTTGGTATCAACATCGATGTGCAGCCAGACAAAGCCATTAACAAGATGACTGGCCCAGAGCAGCAGGCCATTGCTGAAGAGGCTATTCGCGCTCTTGAGCATTACATCGTTATGGTCACTCTTCCCCAAGAAGTTTCTTGAGTCGTTTGATTTGCTCTTCATCCATAAACATGGAAATGTTTTCGCCAGCTGTGGATAGCTTGCCCCTGGTCAATTGATTGGGGTCTGCATAAACTCCACTCAAATTGAATGGCTCATCTTGATGTTGGTAGGCTAAAAACATATCTTCTACAGATGCCTTGCCAATTCCAGAGCCAGGCTTGTTCATTTGCGTTGGCAAAATCTTGTCGTAGACCGGCTGCATAAATTGACTTACTGGAGCGCCACGGGTATTACCAAAGAATATGCCTGGCATATCGTATCCATACGCACCATGAGTGCCAGGACTAATGCCGCGATTTGGCAATGCCTCATAGATTGAATCACCCATTAAGAAGCTGGGTTTGTTCATTACATTGGGATCAAACATGGCCCGTTGTAAGTCTGGATAGTTAAAACCCAAGCCTCTTTCGGCAGCGACATTGCTCATCTTATCAACAAACACTTTCCTTAAATCGCCTGCACTTCCGGCCTTTAAGCCTTGGCCAGTCAGCAATTGCGCTGCCGCCATTGGATCATTTAAGCCAACAAAATCCTTGTATTTGCCTTTTTTCCCTTTAACTGTAGCAGCTCTCATTTGGTCTGAAATTGTGTCCAAAAGAGATGGGCTTGGATTTGTAGCCTTAATCATTGACAGCAGGCCAAGTGTTGGACCGGTAGAGAAGTTTTCGCCACTTGGTGGCATTGTGTGTGGGGCCATAAAGATTCGGCCAGTTCCACCCATTCTTTTATTTTCCTCAATGGCCTGCAATGCTCTAGTGTTTTGCGCTTTAGCAGCACTTTGATTTGATGCATAGCCAATGAAATTTTTGATATTGTTTTCATCCATCATGTACATCAAACCGCCTGGGGTAACAAACGCATTGTTGCCAAGTGGGATGTCGCTGACATTAGTGACTAGTGTGTTGCGACTCAACATATCAGTTGGGTAAGTCATAATGCTGCCGCCCAGCATCTCGTCATAGTTGACTGGCCTTCTAGCCACAATGCCTGGTAGTTGCTGAGTCTCGTACCTTGTGCCGACCAATGGGTTTGGCTTTGTCTTTGTTGTGTCTAAGTAAACATTGGACCGAGTACCCTGTGCCAAGTCACGCAAGACATCAGCGCCAGCACCACCGCGTTCAAGTATTTTTTTAACCCTTGGCTCCATGGCCCGTTCAAGGTCCATGCCCCTGCGCTCTGCTTGGGCCAGATAAGCCTGGCGAGGGATTGAGCCAAGTGCAATAGCCTCTGGAATTATTGGTGGCAGCTTGCTTTGCTCCATAAGCTGCGCAGCCTTTTGCAAAGCCTCTTGGGCCACCTTGCCCCTTGGGACATAGGTGTTGCGCTCCATGAATTTCTTGGCTTCTTCTTCGGCAATGCGCACAGCTTCTGGGCTGCCATAGCGGCCACTGGTGATGCCTTTGAATAGGCCGTATGGAGCGCCAACAACACCAGACAATAGTCCAGTGCCAAGTGTGGCGCCAGTCTCGCCAATGCCTTCTAAGTAGTCCAGCAAGCCTGCCATGTTTACTCCTTAACGATTGGCCATGCCAGTTAAATCTACGCGATACGGCTCTTGTGTCGCACCGATAGCAGCGCCAAATCCCATTTGTTCAGCCTTCTTGCGCAATGACTGGGCCAGTGGCTCGACCTTCATTATGTTGGCCTTGCCCATCATTGTTGCTGCCAACTTGGGGTCTAGCATTGCTTCAACAAGCAATTGCTGAATCTGCTGATCAGGCAATTTATACAAAAAGTCCAATGGCCTTGTCATGGTGCGCAGTGTGGTGTTGTCAGCCATGGACTCGCTAAACACTCGGCCAATCAAATTGCCCATGCTCATGTTCTGGAATGTGTTTGAGCCAGGGGCTTTCACACCTGGTGCAGTTGCAGCCTGACCACGATTGATCTCATTGATGATGTTGTCCAAACGAGTCTGAGCCGCTGGTGACAATTGAGCGCCAATTTCCTCTGCTTTGGTGGCCAGTTGTCTGCGCAAAGCGCCAGCAGCCAAGACCGGCTCACCCGTCATCAGGTTAGGCTGGCCAGTTGTGACTTTGGACTCAATGCCTTGCATAATTTTCATTTGATCAATGGCGCTTGATGACTTCTGGAATTGCTGCATATAGTCTTTAAAGCCTGGCGCTGCCGCTTCGATGACATCATCCACAGACCGGATCACTTCATTGAGTTGACCCTTGGCCAAGCGCAAACTTGGCAGCTCTTGGTTGTATTTTCCTTGGGCTGCCGCGGCCAAATCTTTGCGCACCTCGTACAGCTCTTGAGGCGTTTTGGCGCGCTGCACTCGATCTGCTGCAAACTTCATTGCGCTTTCAACATCCTGACGCACGCCAGCAGGGCTAGACATAACATTGTCAATGGCCTTGTTAACCACCAAGTTGATGCCGCGCTGGAATGTCTCAGGCTCAACAGTCACGCCAGCAAATGCCTCTTCACGCATTGGCTTTGTAATAGCTGTTCTTTTGGCTTCAGCGTATGGGATAGAGCCTGGGGTTGTTGCATCACCAGCTCGGCCACCAAGCCTTCTGAATGACTCAAGCAAAGCCTGCTGATTTGAAGACAGCACATTGCCAAACGCACCAGACTGGTCCAATGCGCGAATGGCAGTCTCAGCCGCAGCAAGACCAGGGTCACGCGCACCAGCTGCTGTGGTCACTCGCACTCCTGGCACAAGTGGCTGTGCCTGCTGCAAATTAAGTGCTGCTTGCTCTGGGTTTGTGGCCAGTCGGTTTAAGACATTGCCCACAATGACCTCACGGCCTGCTTGTGTGAATGGTTTGACCATTGCACCAGGCGCTTCTAAGATTCTTTGTGTAGGCGAGAGCTTTGGCCCACCAGGCGCGACCATACCGGCCAACATTGCACCGCCAACTTGGAGCGCTGGAGGAGCGCCACCCTCGCGCAACATTCCACCGGCAGTAGATGCTGTTAATGCAGCCGCTGTTTGGGCCTTGGGACTTTGCGCAAAGAATTGGGCCAAGTCTCTGGCCATGCCAGGCAATCTTGGCGCGACTTCACCAGCTGCACGGGCAAGGCCGCTTGTGCCATAACCGGCAGAGGCCACATCTTGGATGACGCGCTCTTGGGGTGTTCTGGCCTCTGGGAAACCCATGCCTGTTAGTGTCTTTTCAACTGCCTGGCTTTGCGTTGGGATGTTTGTTCCAGCAGCCAAGTTAAAGAAGTTGACCATGGGGTCAACCACCATGGGCATCAAACCACCGCCTGTCAATGCCGCTTGGGCCATGGGCCTAGTGGCCATGCCGATTTGCCGGCCCAATGTGTCTGGTGGCATTGCTGGCGCAGCAGCCGGAGGCGGCATTGTTCTAAGCACCTCGGCAATCTCTTCTTTGGTCATGTCATCAGGAAAGCCAACACGCCCAACACCAATCACATTTACATATTGCGTCATAGCTTTACCTTACTGATTAACGTATGTTTTCTTAACTGGGTCCCATACTAGCTCACCCGTAGTTCCAGCCGTTGATGCTGCTGGAAGTTTACGTTTGTAAGTTGATGAAAGATTTTCTTCAGCCCGTACAGCCATATCTTCAAGCACCTTGATCTGCTCTTTCATCGCATTGCGTGAAGTAAACATACCGGAGAATGATGCAGGGTTTGTCAGCTGCTCACTGATGATGCCCATATCTGGACCAGTCAAAGCGCCAAGCTCGTACAAGTCTTTGACACCCATCAGCAGCGACTGGTATTTTCCGCGCAGTCTTGCAGTGTCTGTGCCAGTTGGCAATGGAATCTTTGCACCAAATGGCAATGGCACTTCTGATGGGAAAACAACTTTGTCAGCCTCAATCTCTGTTTTGTATGCGGAGATATTGCCTTTCAAATTGTTGAGCTTTCTAGTGGCTTCTGAGAATGCCTGTGGCGCTTCTTTGCCTGGCATCAGTTGCTGGCCAGCAGCGCCCATGACTGGCACGGCAGCGCCACCATCTGGGGTCTTGGGAACATAATAAAAACCGTCAGGGCCTTCTTTAACGTCATATGCGCCACGATTAAATTCTTTTTGACGCAATGCCAAGCCGCCTTGGGCCACCCCCAAATTGGCTTTGGCAATATCAAGATTGGCCACTTCACCTGGAGTCATCGTCTGGACAAATGTTTCTCCACCTTTTAATTTTGACTTGTCAATGGCAATCGTGCGGCCACCAAGGGCTTGCAAAACGACATCACGTTTTGGACCATAGCCTTGCATGGTCTTCACAGTTCCATCTTTGTATTGCTGGACCAAGATTGGATTGCCTTTAGCGTCAGTCACCTCAAATGGTTGACCAGTTATCTCAGCCCTTGGGTTAAGTTTTTCGGACATCTCTTGAAATCTCTTGGCATCTTCAGATTTACCTTGAGCTGCATAAACATCAGCAATCTGCTGATACTGACTAGCTTTAAGTTCGTTGGCGCTTGGCGGTTGAATACTTGCAGCCAGTTCAGCACGGGCCACAGTTGGGCCGGCCTGCATACCAGGAGCCGCCAAGGCTTGCATTTCTGGACTTAATGCCGTTGGAGCTGGGCCTGTCAAAATGCCAGCGACTTTACCTTGCAAATCTTGAGCGCGTTTTGCTTCTTTCAGTTTTTCACCCAAAAGCAAATCTTGAAAAGAGCTGGCACGGGCTTGCTGATAACCTTGCTGGCCTGCCTGCAAAGCTGATCCAAGTGCTTGGCCAAGACCAATGCGTTGTGGGCTTCGGCCACTGGCTTGGAGCAATGCAGCAGCTGCTGACAGTGTCGCATTACGGCCCAAGAGCTTGCGCTGATCTTCTGTCAACAATGCATCAAGTCCTGATGGAGTACCACCAAACCCGCCACTACCAAATAAATTGCCTAAACTTGCAAAATCAAAATCAGCCATTTTGTCTTCCTTATCTGCCACCTAAAAGGCCAAGAACACCACCAGCCACAGCACCCATTGGTCCAAACAATTGGCCACCAGCCAAAGCACCACCTAATGCACCAGACGCTGGGTTTGTACTGTATGGAGTCGTTGCCTGCATACCAAGGTTTGCAGGCTGCGCACCCAGTGAGGACTGGACCACACCAAGGCGCTGGAGGCCAATGTTGCGAATGGCATCCATTTGTTGCTGCTCTTGGGCCTGACGCGCACCGCCAGCGCCCATGACTGCCTGAGCGCCACCAAGACGCAATGCCTGCTGCTGTGCAGCCAAATTGCCTAGCTGGCTTGCACCGCCAAGCCTTAATTGCGCACCTTGCAAGCCTGCTTGCTGATTGGCAATGTCGGCTGCTGACATCCGGCCAATGTCGGCCTGCTGCGCGGCCATGGCCTGATTGAATGCTTGCTCGTTCAGTTGAGTGCCAAGAGTGCCGGCCTGCTTGGCAAATCCAAGATTGGTCAAGCTCTCAGCCACACCTTGGCGTGATCCACCAAAAGCCTTGGCAGCGTTGGCACGCTCACCCATCTGCTGGATAGCAGTCTGGCGCGAGGACTCAAGGTCAGCCAATGCGTTCTTGCGCACCATCTCTGAAAAGGGATTCATGTAAGAGCCGATAGTGCCTGGACCTTGTCCAAGGCCCAGATTGGTCTGCTGCGCTGTGATCTGGCTTGGCTGATAGACACCGCCATAAGCCGCCATCTGCGCGGCCAAGTCTGTGCCAGTGATGCCTGGGCCAGCAAGGGCCGTGTTGACCAGAGCCTCCTCGCCTGCCTGATACAAAGGGTTGTACCCTGCAAACTGCTGAGTCGGCAAAGCGCCAGCAACCCCTTGGGCCTGCTGAAAGTTGGCCAAGAATGCTTCTTTGATCTGAGGATCAATGGAGCTTGTTGATGTAGTTGTTCCACCTTTTGACATATTCTTTCCCTTCAATCCAATAACGATCTAATTTTCTTGGCAGGGACTTTGCCCTCATTGATCATGTCCAGAAGTCCCTTGCCATACTTATTGACTGATGACTTCCTGATCACATACTCACCGCGCATCATGTTGACTTGACCCTCATCTGGTCCAGCAGGGTCAGGACCAAAGACACTGGTAATCAATCCACCCATGGCCGCGCCAGAGCCTGGTGATCCATCACTGCCAGCTGCTGTGCCGGTAGCACTTGCATCTGAAGCAGTAGCAGAGTCAGCAGCCGTGGCAGCCGCAGCCGCAGCAGCTGCCGCATCACTACCTGGATCGCCAGCACCACCACCGCCATAAACATTGACACCACCAAGCCTTGCAATTTCAGCTTCAGCTTGAGCCTTGGCCAGATTGGCAGCCTCAATGCGGTCATACAGCCCTGGGTCATATCCACCCATTGGCGTGTTGGCCACAAAGTTCTGATAAGGGTTTTGGAATGGTTTCATCTGGCCCATGATCTGAGAGTATGGGGATGCACCACCAGCTGTCACG